TATAATATCATGCATAAGGCTAAAATTATTCATTGGTATACTTTTGTTCTATAAATATAAAAGTCTTTACATTACTTACCTAATGTACATTAAAAAGAATAAAAAAAAGATAAAAAAATTATTTATCTTATTACTTACCGTTATTAAACTATTAGCTTTTAAGCAGATGTTACATAGTCTGCTGGATTGCTATAAGTTAATCCGTTAATCATTACCGCAGCTGCTGGTCTTATAACCGCACAGCCAACTCTTTCGAACATAGACATGGTCATCATATCTCTGAGGTCGTCTGGTATTGTATTCACACCTAATGGTCTTCTTTCATAGAAAGCTGAATATTCTGCTTTATCAAACATTAAAAATTTATCGTTTGGTATAGCTGGTGTTACAAGTACGTTGAATCTATCTAAACCACGAATTGCCCCTCTTCCACTATCAATTGCCCCTTCGGCTCTTGGTGTTATTGAAGTATGCCAAAGTCCATCGGCATCTCTTACATCGAGTAACAATTTTACTTGTGTCCATTGAGCTGGACTCATAACTACTGTATCTGGATTCCATCCTTCATCTTCAAGTGTTTGTGTAGCAACTTGAATCTTAGTATAATCTAAGTTTGCGTTAGCTGGAAGCCATGTTACGTCTGTAGCTTCTAAAACATGGTCGGGATAAATTTCCCCTTTCATAAAGGTTGAACTGCCATCGGCAACACCACCAAGTAAAACACTAAATATATAAGCATTTTCCTTACGAGCACAAGCAACAGTAGCTCTTTGAACGTGTCTTGCGACTAAGTTAAGTGCGGCATCTTCAATTACCTCTGCGGTAAATTCAAGTGCTAAACCTATCTTTAACATTCTGAGAGTTCTTTTGCTAAATCTCATTCTGGCTCTTGGTGGCTCTTCCCCTTCTCCTACGATAGCCGCATCTAATCCCCTTTCATCTAACCATGAGATGATTGGAGTTTCTGCTGTGAAAACATTTGTTGCGGTACGACCTAACAGTGCTGGTTCGTAATAAGTTAATATTGCTTCATTAATAACTTCTGGCACGAATTCTTTGAATTCTCCAGTGCTTATCATTTGCTCAAGTAAATATTGGCCTTGTTTATTATACATACTACTCTACCTTACCATAAATCTGGGGTTAATCTTATTAAGATGTACTTGTCAGTACCATCATCATATGTACCCCATGTTATACCCACATTTGAATGTGTCACTCTATCTCCAGCTGTAAATGCTTCCCCACCACTAATAAGTGCGAGTTTTGTAACTCTACCATCAGTTGTAGCAGATGGAACTACTCCTTCTCCTACATTTGGGAATGACGCACCATCATATCTCATCCAAACCATACCTTCTGTTATGATTGTCGCTCTACGGAAGTCTTGACCACCATATCTAGTTGCATCAAATGTATATTGTGTTACATCTGTTGGAGCTCCTCTTAAATCATAATCAATCGGATTAGTTGTTACTGAGACACCAGCAATCATTAAAGCTTCCACTTTAATACTGCCTTCAATTTCCTCAGTTCCAGTGTGTGCTGTGTGAGGTGCAAATTTTTGAAGATTTGCATATGTTGCGTTTGTTTTGTCGAAGGTTGCACCGATAACGACTTTATCGTAAGTTGTACTTGGCGTATTATGGTCAATAACAGCTTGTAATGCATCCATTACAACCAAATCACCACTATTGATGATTGTTGCGTCTTTGACTTGTACCCCGTATCTAGGGCCTACTTTATGTACTACACTTGGTAGTTCTGGTACTAAACTCATGATTCGTCACCTTTTCTTGAGAAAAATTGTATGGCATAATTTGTCATAGATTCTTTCTCATCCTTCATGTCTTGAATTATTTTTACAGCTTTTTCAGAAGGTTTTGGAAATCCAAAGACCTTACGAACAAGTTCTTTTCTTTGAGTTTTTGTCATTTCAACATTAGGTTGACTGACACTTGCAGTTGATTGGTTTACTTTCTTAAATTTTCTAACAACTTGTAGTTGAGCATCTAACAGTGAATCTTCAAGTTTTTCTATTTCTGTTAATTCGATTCCAGAAAGACGAACAATCTCTTGGATTTTTTCATCTCTTTCTTTAGCGATTTGTTTAGAAATAAAGTTTTCTTGTTTATCGAGTCTTTGACTAAGATTTGTATTTTCTTTGTCTTTAGCCTCATTTTCTTGTGCTAATTTTTCAACCATAGATTGTAGAACTTTTAATTGAGCTTCGGCTTCAGTTTGTTTAACTTCTGGCTTATTTTCAATTTCTGGAGTTTCCATATCAATGCCTCTTGAATTTTTATTTTTCAATTCATCATCACTTCTATCTTCATCCCTTTTAAAGCTTTCGGCATTTTCGCCGTCTCCTTCGTGCCTTATGTCTATGATAGCTCGTTGCTTTTTCGCATCATTGATGGTTTGGGCAACAGCATAGATATTATCTATCTTCGCATTTTTATCAGCTGGAAAAGCAGTTAAACTGAGTTCTTGTGCACTAAAGTCTTGCACTAACCCAACAGCAATTTTGCCTTTATACTTTTCCCCTATAAAGTGCTCACATTCATGAGCTTCGGAATTACAAATAGAACATTTAATGCTTTTGGCGTATCCGCCTACACTTGCCGCATCGACATCTCCTCTTACCAAAGAGATGTGTATCTTTGATGGATGGTTTGGATTTATGTCTCCTTCGAAGAAGACTATTTCCTCTTTTCTCTTAGTTGCCAATACTTTGCCAACTACCATAGTTGAATCATAAGCATGGTCAATAAGTATTTTAACATCTTTCAAAGATTTGGCCGCTTGTTTCAAAGCAGTTTCTGTGAATTGTAAATATTTAGAATTGACATTTCCAGTTACAGCTACGCCTTCAATGATTATGCTATCCTCATCTTCTGAAGAAAGTTTAATCTTGTTGGTAAAATTAAGGTCATACCTCGTCATATCAATCAATTAAGAAAAGAAGAAAAGAATATATAAAGTTTGTGGATGTTTTGTTCGTTTAGCACCCTAAAAGATAAGTTGAATAGTAGTAATCATAGTCCATATCATAATTCCATGTTTCTGTTTTCCATGCATTACAATAGGCACACTTATAGGCACTTGCCATAGTAGTAGTATCATCTAGAACCCAAGCATGACTTCCATCAATAGAGCTTGGACACTCTTTCCACTCATATGCTATAGGCCAATCACTAGTTCCATCTGATGTCCAAATCTTAACCTTTGGCTCATTAAACTCTTCTACCAGTTTCCAAAACTCTTCAGCCTTATCATTGATTTCTTGAATCTTCTCAATGGTTTCCCAAGTCTCATCATCAATATGGTCGAGTGGGAGACCTAACATCTCCGCAAACTCTTTCAAACTTAGATTACTTCTTTTTAGCACTTGTATCACCTTTGGGTTTGGCTTTAGGTTTGGCCGCTGAACTTGCACCACCAGCCGATTGTGCTGGAGATGATTGGAACTTCTTAGGGTTCTTTCTCTGTTCTTCAGACATCTTGGCTTGAGAAAGTCTTAAAGCCTCATTGGCTAATCTTTCTCTATTTTCTGGACTGAATTGTTTCTCATTGGCTGTTGGTCTAAGGTTAAGCTCTTTACGTGCTTTCTCTAAGTCTAACACACCAGCTTTGGTTAATGCATCTATACGTAACCTTTGGTCAGCGATAGATTCTATTGGTCTCCATCTTAGACTTGGAATTTTCTTCCAGTCTTTATAACTTATTTCAAGATTACTTGTGGCTCTGAATGAACCTACATCTCCCGAACCTTTATCAGTGTCTAAAGGTATGACAATGTCAGTAAAACAATATCTACGGAAGATATTTGAAACATAAATCTGCAAACTTCTAAGGAATCTCACAAAGGCCTCAAATTTCACCTCAGCACTGGCTTGTCTTCCACCACTGCCACCACTACCTAAGATAACATCTGGAACACCAAGACCTTTGATAATCTCATCATTCATGAAGGCCAGATAGGTTGAAACATCCATTGTTTCATTTCCAACTGCTATAGGTTTAGGTTCAACGTACCACGGAAGTGCCATGTTCTTATCTTCAGATTGTTTGTTGATAATGTTACGTACTTTATTAATCATAGGTACTGAAACATTAGAAAACTTCTCATTACCAACTAACCAAGCCACAAAAGGCTCAGCCCATCTTTGCACCAGATATGACATGTCTTCTTTCATACCTAACTTGATATTGATACTATCTATAAGGGTAAGTAATCCACTTGTCCCGTAGGTAGCATTAGTAGGATTATTCCATTTCAAATGTATGACATTCTCTGGATAGAGTTTAATATCTCTTTCCATAGATATAAAGGGTACTAAAGAACTATAAGTATTAGTATCAAAACCACTTGGTCTTTGATAATAGGCCTTGACTGTACCATCATCATCTCTATCAACAAACATCGTTGCTGGATGGATAATCTTGAGGTTACTGATACCCCAATCATCATTATAGACCTTTTCTATAAAGGCATTACCAAAGATGACTAAATCAACTAAGGCATTACGTATGACACTAGATAAATCTACATATTCTGACCATTCGGTAAGTTTAGTAACAAATTCTTCTTCACGCTTATTAAGGTCGGCATTGGTATAAGGATAATCGAAATAAAACCCATAAGAGACTGTCAAGTCTGCTATAATGTTTATCGCCCTAAAAACTATTGGGTCGGCCATATAAGCCTTCTCAAGTAGAAGCCAATTCTCTTTCTTCCTCTCACCTTTGAGTTTAGAAACAACGAACCTCTTCTTAGGTGCGACTATACTCTTACCTTCTCTAAATAACAATTGATAGACATTTTCTACACTGAGGTCTGCATCCTCTATATTCATCTTACTTAGTCTATCTAAATCTACCTCATCTGTCTTGAGGTATTTCTCATCAATCTCGTCTCTCATCTCTCTTGCAACTCTCTAATTATTTTTATGTGTTCTATCCTACAATGGGTTGAACTTCCTTGTCCATGTTGGAAATGATATTCCACCTCACAACGCTTACATCTCTGGATAGTAGTCATATTGGTATCCAACAGAGGTTGGCCACAATAGACACAATGTTTGGCTCTGGGTTTAGTACTAATCAATCTTACCACCCTCAGCCTTAACCCTAATAAGTTTAATCAATGTCTTGAAAAGACGGTAGGTCAGAGGTATGCTTATTGCAACATCTAAAACCCCACATGCACCGATTATTCCTACTAAGACCCAACTCCACCCCATAAGGAACGAGGCGACAGTAGCTATAGCACTTATGGCTATAGTATTAATTATCAAAAAAGAAAGCAAAACCCATAGGACATTCTCATAACTCCCCGTATTGAGTAAATCTCTCTCAGATTTAATCTTAGGTATCTTAGGTATCTTGACCTTGATATCTTTAGGTCTAAGAGCCGTACCTATCTGGGACTTTTCCTTAACTATCTTCTTAGTCTTATCAGTATTCATCAAATATAATAAGGACTTCTTTGTTTAAAAGGTTTTGCATGACTTAATTAAAAAAAGAAAAAAAACTTCTAAAAAAAGGATTTTTTTAAAAATTTTTCAAAAGAACTTATTGGTAAAAAGTGGCGAGTGGGTGAGATAATCAGACTAGTAGCTGGGGAGAATGAAGTCTATGAAGACCCTCGCCTTTCTAACGCAATATGCATAATAACAACATATATATACTATCAAGAGAATGTATACATAGAGGAGATGAAAATGACAAACTCAAACAAACCTCTAGATAAACAAGTGATTGCTGAATTAAACAAGAGAACACGTAATCTTTTGAATAAACAAGCAAACAGTGAATTGTATGAACAGAACCTTAATCTATTAGAGGACTACTTGTACAACCTATCGTCTAGTCAAACAAGAGATGATAAGATTAAACAGTTATCTAATAGAATAACAGAGTTATCTAGTCAATTAGACAAAGCCTTGAGGCTTGGACAGACCGAGATAACCCTAGATGGCTCTCTAGGCAAATCATGCGATTACCTAGTTAATGAGGTATCCTATGAGGGTATTAACCTATTGGCTGTACAGCCAAAGCGAGCATCTAGTAGTTTTCGTGCAAGCCTAGACAATGAAGCAAAGGCTGTTTCAATTAGCCTACACAAAGAAAGCCTAGATGCGTGTCTATACTTTAAAGAAGCCTTCGATATGGTTTTACAAGATGTTGAAACCCCAGCTGAAGCCCTATTCTTTCCAGCATTTGGTGGAAAGATTAACGCTGTGACTATTCCATTCAGAAGCCCTCTAGTTAGCCAATACGTTGGTTCATTAATTAGAGATTGCCTTGATAGGGATATCGTTGTGTTAATTAAACATAACAATGTCTTAAGGGAATTCGATAGTGCTCTAGTTGAAGAACTAACCGCTGAAGGAACTAGAACAACAATTAAGGAAAAATACAAATCCTTGTTCTATTCATGGAGTAGTGAAAAGGCTAAAGGAAACCGTGTTCAATCAATTCTTTTCTCATTAGTATATGGCAGAATGAGAGTCAATGCAGTGATTGCTGATATAAAGCAGTATGCATCTAGTCTTGTAAGTCCAGAACTAGTTAAAGAATCATGTGACTCAGCAATTAGGTATCTACCTAGTTATTCAATCAGTTGGCAAATTGATGATGGCAGAATTGAATTAATGAAGGCAAAGATTAATCAATTCTACGAAGCCTACATTGAACTACACAAAACTTCATTGTTACCATCAGCATCTAGTCAATCAAAGTGTCATCATGGCTATCTAAAGAAATGCTTAAAGACCAGCAGTTTATCTAGTTGTATATGCGATAGTAATTAAATAATTGATTGTAAATATGTATAAAAAATAAAATAAGTTAAGATGTAAATAGGTGAATTCTGTCGTTCCTTACATCTCTCTCAAATAGTTCACTGAATAAGCCCAGTATTTCAAGCACATGTATTTTAAAACAGTTAATACAAAAGCCATCAAGTCCCCTTCGTTGTTCTGCATGTTGAACAGTGACTAACTGTAAGCACTTATCATATTTGAGATGTGTTGTCTTATTGGTGTGATAGTCTGACATTTCAAAGGTACAAGGCACTAAAGACCAAAAGTCACAATTAGTATAATCCTCAAAAGGGAAATCGTTTAAATCCATTATCGGTTTAAAGTCATGCACACTGATTTTGTGTTCAATAAATTTAATGATATCTTCTTTAATCTCCTTAATCATTTGGTATCAATCCTTAATATAATCTCTCTTTGTGCTTCTTGTAGTTGTCCATCAATGATATAAGGCATTAGACATTTAGTGTCTATCATATATGAAGGTATTTCAAATATTGTAAAAATCTCTTTACTCTTTTCCATATATACCTTAACCTCTTCAGTCTTTCGGGTGTTGTTGTATGCTACTAAATACTTTTCTCTTTCTTCTTCTTTCTTTGGTATCAATTGCAACAAGTGATTAAGTCTCTTTGAGAGAATAGTATTAAGTCTCATTGTCTCTTTCAATTGAGAACAAAAGAAATCATATTCCTTTTCTTTTATTCCTATTTTATATATTTCAAGTGTCATTTTATTGCCTCATAATAAATGAATTAATTCTTTTCTTTGAATACAGTTTAATAATGTCTTCAGCAATCTTACTAAATATTGCTCTGGCTAAAGCTTGAACATACATACTTTTATGACTTTCATAATCATAAAGACCTATTGTTATTTGTTCATTATCAACAAGTTTGAAATACCCTTTATCAAACTTTCTTAAGAATTCGTCTTCTTGGTCTGTATATGTAACATAAGTAGGTGCTCTTTGTTCTAAAATAAGCTTTATCTCTTTCTTCTGGTCATCTGATGACATGTCCACTAAATAAGGGAATAAATCAACTTTTAAGTCTTCAATGACCGACCTTTTCAGTTCTTGATAGTGGTTCATAATTAACAGTTGATGATAGGTTATTTAAATGTTTAGTTGTGGGAATGTACAACCAAAACAGCTTATAGACTTAATTGATTGTACAGTATGCAACACTTAAACTTATATAGTAATATAAACAATATATGATTATGAACGATAATATTAAGACATTCAATATGAGTGATAACGAGTTAGTAGCATGGAAGAAAGGCAACTACAATATACCACCAAAGACTTGTAAGATGTGTGAGACTATCAATCCAGCGGGTAACGTGTCATGCTATAACTGCCAAGCACAATTTTAAGATGTCATTATCTCCTCTCTTTTTTTTTGTACAATCCTACTGTCCTATAAACTACTAAATTTGTACAAAAAAAATAACTATCTAGTATGATGATATATGTCTTTATCAGCTGTACGACCGATAACATTGATATTATCATAAGTAGCATAATCATCAATAAAACCAGTTCTGAAAGTCTTATCAAAAGCGTCTATTTCTTCAAGGAAACATAATAAGTCATCTCTAGTTTCAAATTGTGAAGCAAGTTTAGTTATAATATCTAATCCGCCTAGTTTTCCTTTATCCATACCAATTATAACTTTAGTTAATAGTGGAAAATCAGTATTCATTATTGATAGTATATCTTCTTCATCTAAACTCTTACTTCTTACTTCTTCAACATAAGTCTTCTTGTATTCTTCTATGTCTTCAATAAACTTACTAATCCTTTTAGTAACATCATTAATTAGTTCTTCAGATGGTTCTTTGTAATCGAATAAAACAATTCTTGTTACATTATGTTTTATCCTTTTATCTGTTTCCTTTTTAACGAATACTCCATCAAATTCTATTTGATGTAATCCACTAATTAGTTCTTCAGATAATAGATTATTAGGTATTATTACATTCATTTTTCTAAAGGATTGAGAAACAACAATAGAAACAAATCTATCACCCGATAACATAAGAGAATTATTAACTGTATCTACGTCTGCTGGTGAATGATGTGCACCTAGATTATTATGTGAATGAATAATACCTAGATATCTCTCTTTGTACTCTTCAATTACTTGTACTTCATCTTCAGTACAAAACTTACATTCTGCTGAAGAAACAACTTGTCTAGGTAATACGATATCTTCAACTTCAATGTATCCTTTATCATTGATATTACCTATTAAGTATCCACCCCATTCAGTTTTGAAGGTAGTCATTAATTGTTCAATAAGTAGAGATGTTTCAGTATTCAAGTAAAGATAATAGTCTTCTTTCTGAACATAAACATTTTTATATTTGTAGTTTGCTTTTGTAACCATTTGTAACACCATTTAGTTGATAAAAGAAAAAAAGAGAAAAAGATTTATTGTAAATCTTTGTTGTTGAGTAGTCCAAACACCAGTTTTTCGTAATTGTCGTCAAAAGTATTACTAACAACAAAGTCTTCCTCAATTTCTTGTGGTTCAAAGTTGTCACTATCTACTTCTAGTAATTCAGTGAATTCAGTGTCCAAAACTAATAAGTTGCTACCGTGACCTACGACTAATTTGCCGTACTTAATGTCTCTTATGACTTCATCAAGTTCTGGGATTTTTTCTAAAACATCAACAAGTATAGTATGATAATCATTCAGAAGAATACCTTTTTCAATCATACTACCGCCAGTAGTTCTAATTACAAGATGTACTTTCATGCTTTTTCACCTTTTAGGTATATTACAATTATCAAGAGAATATTTAAGTATTTCTTTAACCTACTATCTAGGTAAATGTACAATCTAAACGCTCTATAAGTAAAAAAGATTGTACAAACTAACTGAATATGTTTGTACTCATAAAAGGTATTGTCTCTTCATTAAGATGATTGATGATTATTTCCATTGCTTTTAAATTTGCTAATTGTGCAACAAGAATACTTGATTGTAACCCACAAGTCTCTTCACGTTCAAGTTCTATTATTTCACCATCTCTAATGAGTGTGCTTTCATACATCTTATATTTACTTTCATCATTAATATAAAAAGCATAAAGAACATACTCTTTAAGACTATTCATTCTTGTATCAATAATAAGGTAATTCCTACCATATTCTTTAGCATAATTTCTTGCTAATAATAATCCTTCATATCTAGCTGATAGACTATCAGCACCAAGTATTATTATATCTGAACTAATGAATAGTTGTCTACCTAATTTATTCTCATTAAAGTTTAAGTTCTCAATCTTACAATTATCATAAAATAGTAATGGGTTTGTACCACTGTAGAAAACACCAGATAGAATATTAACTAGTGCTTTTGCTTTATATCTCCCAACATCATTACTGAAGTAAAACTGATTAGGTATATTATGTTTTTCAATTTCATCATAATCAACAATATAAAATCCTCTAAAACCAAAACGTGCCATAATATGAGCCATATTAGAACAAACAGTACCAACACCTAGAATAGTTGTAAATATACTTCTAACCTTTTTCATATCAATATAGTTATTTTGTCTTATGTATATCTCATTTATTGTTGTCATATCTCCAACAACGTTTAAGTTGTTCTTTATTTCCTCATATGCTTCTGTTGTTAAAGGTTTTCTTGTACCTTCTATTGATACTGTACTTTCATCAAAATTTAATAGTGGATTAGTGAGATATTCTTCAAAATTAGGAAA